CGCCGAAAAGTCAGGCACTTCGTTTATTTGTACCATGCTTGGATCGGAACTTGCTCTTGCTGTAGCCAACATACCGTTTACGTCTCCAACTGCTACTTGTTTAGGTTGAAAAAGATCCATTGGATTAGCCATTCCCATGCCTTCCGCTAAGTTATCAGTACTGTAAGAAGCAAACTCATCGTTGTCTTGGGCCATTCCAACCGCAGTCTCGTTTAACAGACTTGCCATAGGATTGCTTGATGCAAAGCTTGGTTTTGGTCTAACGGGCTGTGTGTTTAGAGTCAATGGGACAGCTTTTTTGGCTACTATTGATTCTTTTATAACCGGCTTTTCTACGTTAGAGGATGCGATCTCCTTAATAATGGAGGGCATTTCTTGACGGATGGCTTTAACCACCTCTTCTCTTATCAATTTTCTAAGTAAATCTACTTTTGCCATATCTTATAAATATTAATTTTTAAAAGTTCTATAATTTAACGTTCAGATTTCATAGTGCCTAAATCCGTGGCAAGTTGTTGTGACTGTTGGGCCATAGTCTTTCTCATTCTTTCTCTTAATTTTTTACCTCCAGAAAGCTTGTTCACAAATGCATTAAGTCCTAATCCTGAAGCCTCGTTCTCGTTATCGGGACTGTCTAATCCATCATTCAAATTTGGCATGGTTAAACCGTCTATTGAGATATTATCGTCCTCTAAGAAGTTTAAAGACTCTTCCATTGTTTGCATATCTTGAGGTGGCATGCTGGAATAAGAACTTTTAACCAGTCCTTTTGACATTAGAAGTTGCTTTACTTCATTTATTATAATAGCATCTAAAGTAGCGTAAGTTGGAGTGGATTGTAAAGCAACATTTCCATTTTTATCTATGGCCACTCCGTATCTTCTTTTTATTCTAAAGGCGGTATCCGTAGTTTCCTCTACAATAATAGCGATATTGTATTCACCAAACATGCTATTTCTAGTATTCTTTTTATTTTCGTAATCGTCTAAGAATTTTTTAAGAGACGCTTTTTCATTTACTAATTGATCCCTTGTATTTTGTAGGTCTATAACTATTTGAGGATCTACATTATTGCAATTCTCTAAATTAAGTAATAAAATATTGATTTTATCTATAATATATTGAATATCTATAACAAGAACCCCTACAAAATTAACAAGCAATCCTAAGAATGCGTTTATTTGACTAAGTCTCTTTATAAAATTATCTACTCCTGTAGCCTCTATTTTACCGGTTTCTTTAGAGATGGTAGTTGTAATACCTAACGTAGTATAAATGTTTGGTACGCCTAATTTAGTTAGGAATTGAACTATGCGTTTGAATATTTTAACCAATAAAATACATATTCTAATAATGACCCTAGCAAAACTTACATATCCCATAATAACTTTTGCTATTTGAGATATCGATTTACAAGTATTTATAATGTTTCTTAAGAAAGGTATTATCTTTGCCGGATTTGGGCCAATTAATTTATTTACTTTATCTATTTCTTCTTGAATTTTTGGACCTAATATGGAACTAGCAAAACCTAAAATAGCAGTTGGACTATTTAGTCCTTGAATTGCTATACAAATGCCCCTAATTTTATCTACATATTGAATTATCTTTTGTAAGTCTTCATTGGGGATATTTCTAATATCTGTATATTGATTAAAAACTCCCAAAGAGTTTTCCATGAAATTGCTGAATACCGAAATCTCAGGAAAAGCTTCTACTAATTGAGGATTATTAAAATCTGCTTGCGATTCTGGATTTAATATTTCTCCGAATGCTGCTTGTATTTCTTTAATAACGGATTGAAGTCCTAATTTACTATCTTTATTTGTAGCATCCCCATAAGAAGAGTAATAACCATCTATTAAAGTTTGTATTTGAAAGGCCTTATATTGTAAGTTAAATTTTGCTCTTCCTAGCGGATCTGTAGGTTTATTAGGATCGTTAGGATTAAACTTTTTACCTCCCGGTATTTGATCTATTGCATAATTTAATATGTTACAAAGATCAACTGAGCATATTACGTCTAAGGCATTTATTAAGCCTTTGTCTTGGGTCCTCTTAATAAAGCTAGCAGTTTCTGCGTCAGCTTTAGACAAAGAGTATTTGCCTCTAAATATACCATCCACTTTGGATTGTATTTTATTAATAGCTTTGCTAGCTATTATAATGGCCGCTTCTAGTCCTTTAGCTGTTGTAGTATTTACTGTTAACTCTGCCATTATCTAGTAAATGTATTTTTTGATAGTGTTTCTTCTCTCTCTAAAACATTTTTGAAAGTTTCTACTTGATCCGCCAACGAAGCTCCTGCAGATTGTATAAGAAACATGGTCGTTGCTAAGTCTGATTCTGATGCTTGAGATAAAAAAGTTGCTGCAATATATAACTGATCCATGACTCTTTTTAATTCTCGTGTAAATGTTTTTCCCAATATTACGGGTTCTCCAGCAGTTTCAGCTCTTGCGCCTAATTCTATTTTTGGAGAACTCAAAAGTATTTTTTCGTTTGCATCTAAGTTGATAGTCTTAGTAGAAGATATGCCTACCGCTTGCTTTCCAAATAAGAATACGGCATCATCTTTGGAATGGATCATTACTCTACCGCTTGAGAGAATAATTTGATTACCTGTATATGGAAATTTAGGAGAAAACATTAGTTGCCTTGGGTTTTTTTATCTTGATCTGCAGCCGATACTATTTCGTTAGATATTGGTTTAACAGGAATTGAATTAAATCTTTCTACTTGAGGATCTATACCAGTTCCAAAAGAAGATAAAGGAAAATTATTTATGTCTTCTAAAACTACCTCTTGACCTGCAGTTAAATATATAGAAGATTTATCTCTATTTATATTTTCTATTGTGTAAGAAAATTTATCAGGATCGACAGGTGTGCCCTGTCCATTTCTAATAATAACTATAGGATCTCCTCCGTTACCAGCATTAGACCAAGGACTTTCTTTTTTCTGACTTGGTACAGTGCTTCCAAATCGTATTGATTGGCCATAACGAGATTCTAATACAGTATCTCCTTCAAATATTTTTAAATTACGTACGTTTTCTTTTTCAACAAAAGTAGTTCCTAGGGGAAATTGTTGAGCGGATCCAGTATCAGCATTACCAGCATAAGTAGGTTTTGCCAAACTTTTTTGTAGATAATCCCTGTACTCGTACATGTTTGGAAAAGCGTTTTGATGAACTGAATTCCAAAGAGCAAAAGGAGGAAAATAATAAAGTTGTTGTTCGTCTGATTTTTTATTCAATTTGGGAGATGGTCCAGTTATCATAACAACTATCTCTCCAACTAATGGATACTGTTTTATAAAGCTATTTATTGGATACGCAGCTTTTGATATATTATTACTAATAGAAACAGGAAGAGCAGAATAGAGTGGCTCGTATCTAATTTTACCTATATCTGCTGGAGTATTATAGCCTTCTTGAAGTAGTGTGGTACCAGGAACGAATTGTCCATACACTACGCTTTTAACTCGACCAATAATAAGATATTGACCGGAAGATGCGCCTCTTTGGGCATCTAGTTTCTGACCAAATAAATATCCGTCTGCCATTATGCTTTAGGTAATTGTTTAGCTCCATTTCCTATTGAAGTTACCTCGCTCATTAACTGCTCAATGTCTTTCTCTGTTAAAAGTCCTCCGTCTTCAACCGATTTGTCCTTGGCCTCTGCAGACTTTTGGAAAGCACTAAGAATTTTCATTAGCACTTCGTCGTTCTTAAGGCTAGAATCTAATAAGCCCTTGATCATGGGTACCAAAACAATAGCATCGCCCGGACCTTCTATCATATCAGCCAAGCGTAGTATTTCAGACTTAATTGTTGAATCTTGGGACTTGTGTTTGTTATACACCTCTTCCACTAAATGCGACAAAGTCTTTCCAGGGAAGATTTCCTTTTCTAGTTCCATACTATTTTTTAAATAAATATCACTGGTCAACGTTTTCAATATGGTGATCCAAGACCTCTTTATATACCACCTTAAGCTTCTTTATGACCTTGGTTATTGTATTTGATTGACAATCGGTCATCTCTTTTATGTATATGAATAGAGCTTTTTTATTGAAAATGTCTATATTCTCCCTTCTTTTGAAGACTTCTAATATGGCATCAGCAACTTTTACCTCTTGATCTTTATCGAAAAGTTGCATTAGATTTTCGTCTACATATTTTATAAACTCATCTATAACAGAAACTCTATTAACATCGGAAGATTCGGGCTCTAGAATTAGAGTTTCGTGGGTACTATTAGCATTGTCGATCTCTTCTACTTGTATCTTAGAAACCATTTTTTTGTAGTTCTTTTGGTTGTAGATGATCAAGTATCTCTTTGCAATAGTGCCAAAATATGAATACGCCTTGCCCTTTGATTGATCGTAAAGGTGCAGTTTTTGTAAAAGAAAAGAGATAACTTCGTACTTAAGGTCCTCTATATTATCTACTTCTGTGTAGTAAAATTTAAAAGTGTGGATAATGTTTTCAGCTAATTTATAGAATGCGTAGTGAATCTCTTTATTGTATATCTGATTCGCAATGGCTTGATTTGACGCAGCTCTATATCTTAAAATTGCCTCTTCAGTTTCAGAAGTAAAGTAAACGTTTTTTGTTTTTGGTTTTCTTATTCTAGGAGTACCTTTTATGGTAAGACCCATATCCGGTTCCGGTTCAACCATTAATTCTTCTGCCATGATTTATTTTCTTCCTGTAAATTGTTGAACTCTAGCTTGGATTGCTTTTATGGTTTCAAAAAGTTGTAATAACTCTGGGTCGGATTGTACCCACATTGTCATATCGATCTTGTTTACTAATCCGTTGAAATCGTCTGTTAATGCTAAAGTGTCGTTAACGAAGCTGCTTTGATTAAGTACGATCTCTTCTAATCTTTTATTTTTTCTATAAAGATTGTATACCATGGCGCCAAAAATAGTGGCGAACCATAATACGATTGCGATTATTCCAGTCATATTAATTAAATTTGTGTTTCTACTCTCGAAGCCATTAGATCGGCTTGGTGTAGTATGTAAGGTAAATTAGTTTTCAATTCAGAGTCAGAACTGTACGTAATGTAATACGCCTTATTTGATTCTTCGTACAAACCATCGTGCAATTTGATTGCTAAGAATTCGTTTTCGCTAACAGAAATATTGGCTTGCTGTAAATAGAATAAACTACGATCTGCTATTCTCATGTGAGTAATATTATTATTGTACTTAAAATGAGCGCCTTGCTTTTCTACATGCCAAGAAGAGTCGTTAGGTACATAGAAAGGCTCTTCATTAGTGCCCAATTTACCAAGGTCATGATTAATTGCAGAGAATACTAGTTCTTCAACAGTATAATCTTTCTTCTGACCAAAGCGCTCCCATACTTTATCCATAACTAAAGAGGCCTCAACTACTCTATTAACGTGTTCAACGTATCCTCCTGGAAAACAGTTATGGTGCGCTAATTTAGTAGATGCTGGACTTATAGCTAGTGTAACTTCTCTAGATTTATAAAATTCCAGTAAAACATCTTTTCTGTCAGAGGTAATGTATTTGTCTATGTACCCATAAAACTTCTGTAAGTTCTCAAGGATCTGTTCTTCTGTTAGTTTTTTCATAACTTTTATTTTTTAAGATTCGTGCTCAGTGTTTATTAGGTGCTGGACTTCATTTATCTTGTCTTGCATCTTTTCTAAAGTCGCTTTTAACTCTTGTGGAGGACGCAGTTGGGAAATTTGCGAACTTTGGTACATTATCATGTTTACCAATTCGCCTAATTTTTTAGTTATTAATTCTTTGTATCTCATATTGTTAATTTAATAATTTTTAATCGCATCGATGATATTATCTATCGAGTACATTCCCATTATAGAAATGTTTTCAGTAATTAATTTTACTTTGCCTATATTGGAATACTTCTCAGCGATGTGCAGTATTTTGCCGTCTAAGTTAACCATTGGATAAGAATCTACCCCAGTAATGTCTTCTATGTTATCACACATATTGGGATACTGTTCGCAAGGAATCTCTTCGTACCCAATTTTTAAACTATCTAAGGTTGTCTTTAATTTTTTACATTTATCACAACCTTCTAGTACGTATATCTTAATCATCTTCTTCTATATTATTAAACTCCGGATCTAATTCATTCATTAATTCGTACCAATATTTTTTTTCTTCATTATTCATATCTTCATAGTTCATGCTAAGATACATGTATAATCCCTGTAGTTCTTCCTCTGTTAGTTGCTGTTTTATTGTTTCTTTATTTTCTATATTCATCTGTCTGCTGTAGTTTTTCCCCCTGTTATAGAAGGTTTTAAAAATAATTATTTTGTAGGACAATAAAAAACTTAAGTTTTAAGTGTGCTCAACAAAGATTAAATTTTTTTATTTAAAATTATTTTAGTATATTCAATCCATGGAGAACGAACAATTAGTTTTGGGCCTTTTGGAATCGGTGTTGGGAAAATCTAAACCCGACAAAAATAAGAAGGACCATGCATTCCATTGCCCTATTTGTAATCACAAGAAACCAAAGTTGATTGTGAACATTTTTACGGGTCAATACAATTGTTGGACGTGCCACCCGGCCACAAAAGGCAAAACTCCCGTTTCTTTATTTAAAAAGCTGGGAGTGGAGAAAGAGAGAATGGTCGAGATGAGAGGCTACTTTAAAGGCGATCGCACTAAGATAGAAGACACAGAAACAACTCGCGTATTTTTACCAAAAGAATTCATTTCAATGACCGAAAACGACAAGTCATTGGAGTATCGTCGCGCAACAGTTTACCTAAAAAATAGGGGCATCAACGAGTCCGACGTAAGAAAGTACAATATTGGATACTGCAAAGAAGGTCGTTATAGAAATAGAGTTATTGTGCCTTCTTACGATAAAAACGGCCAAGTAAATTATTTTATTGCTAGATCTTTCGAAAAGGAACCGTATCAAAAGTACGACGCGCCATCAGTAAACAAAACTGAAATCATAGGACTGGAATATCATATTAACTGGACAGTACCGGTTATACTTTGCGAAGGCATATTCGACGCAATTGCTATCAAAAGAAATGCGGTTCCGCTATTTGGTAAGAGCATTACAAAGGCACTGATGTTGAAACTTGTGGAATCTCAAGTAAAAACAGTATATTTGGCACTTGATAAGGACGCACTAAAAGAAGCGCTGACTTACTCTGAACAGTTGATTAATCTTGGAAAAGAAGTTTACCTAATAGAATTAGATGGTAAAGATCCTTCAGATCTAGGATTTACGAGCATGACAGAATTATTACAAAAAGCAAAACCATTAACATTCGGAGAATTAATGCTCAGAAGAATGAAAATGAATTAACAA